GCACCTCGAGAATGCAAACACTTCATCATAATTCGCTGATGGTCCAAGATCAGTGCGCGCTCTGAACATACACATTCCATTTGCCACATTAAAACTGGTGACTGTGGCGTTCCCATTCACCGTTAAACAGCCAATACCCACCTCTAAATATCCTGGCATGCATGCTGATGGCGAGACAACTGTTCGCTCTGTTGTGCCCGGATATATCCTGACGACATCGCTCGCTTGTTGACTGCACTCCAACCGTGGGGGAATGGGTTTAACATATACACCGATGAGGCTCACTAAAGCATGCGCATTTGTTGATGCTTTGAGTGTGAATCCACTCGTGTACTTCAACACCGTTGAGTTAGCAATTGCATCTCGTGGCATGTAGTTCAGGACAGAGGACTCACTCGCCTCTCCTGAAGGCGACATGATCAACCAGCCATCGCTCACTGCTCCGACGACTGTAGCCGTAAGCGCCAATGCGCCAATCTCCCCCGCAGGAATCGATGCCGCGCTGCAAGGAGTGGTCGAGCCTTGTGTCACGCCGTTCCACATATTGAATTGCTCAGGCACATTGGCAATAAGCGGCTTGGCAGCGTTGCGAAAACGCGTATCGACCAAACCGCAAGGAGTGATGGGCTTGAACACATAGCCTGAATCATCAACAGCTGCAGCCTTTAGCTTTACCAGATTCGCTACATTTCGAACCTCACCAAAGGCTTTTTCGAACTCAACCAAATTGGTGAACTGCGTAAGCTTGGCCAACTGGTCTTTATTCATCTCATAGAGCGCTGCGCTCAGCCGCTGCGAGTAACCCTCAGGGTCTGGAGACTGTTTAAGCTGCCCCCTAAGATTCGCCAGAATCTTGTTGATGGAGGCACTCTGTGCTTGTGCCTGGGTTAGCGCCTGAGGATCCATCTGCTGGGCATGCACGGTTGCAGCCGCGCCAGAGAACCCAATGATCAAAGCCAATGCCAGCTTAAGCAAACGCTTACAGTCCATATCCACTCCGTAGAAATATGCACCAAGCGGAGAGAGGCGCCTGCTGTGCATGTTTCTAAAGTTTACATTGAATTTGA